TCGCGGATGCCTGCAAGCCCGTCGTGCCGGAGCTCGCGCCGGCGAACGTCGGCGTACCCGTCAGGGCTGGGCTTGCGAGCGGTGCCTTGGCGGCCAGGTCGGAGACCAGCGACGTCACACCGCTTTCCGGGATCGCAGGGATGTCCGCGGCGACCAGCGCGCGAAACGTGGGAGTTGCGGATGGGCTCGACGTGGGCCCGGCAAATACGGCATTCGCTGACTGCGTCGCCAGCGCGCCCGTCAGCGTGCCACTGCCGGTGACCGGCGAGCCTGAGACGGAGAAGATTCCTGGCAGCGACAAGGCCACCGAGGTCACCGTGCCAGAGCCGCCCGCACTCCCGTTGGCAGCCGCGGTGATGCGTCCCTTCGCGTCGACGGTGATGTTGGCGGCGGTGTAAGAGCCGGCGGTAACGGCCGTGTTCGCGAGCGTGACGCTGATCGCCGTCGCCCCGGATCCGCTGGCGTCGCCGGAGAGCGTGATCGTCTGGTTGGCCGCGAGGTAACTCTGCGCTTGCACGTAGGCCGTCGTGGCGAGCTTGGTCGAGTTGTCGCCGGTGCTTGGGGTCGGCGCCGACGGCGTGCCGGTGAAGGTCGGGCTGGCCAGTGGCGCCTTTGCCGCCAGGTCCGAGACCAGCCCGGTGACCCCGCTCTCGGCGATCGCCGGGATGTCCGCCGCCACCAGGGCGCGGAAGGTCGGCGTTGCCGATGGGCTCGACGTGGGCCCCGCGAATACCAGATTGGCGCTCTCGGTGGCGAGCGACAGGGCCAGCGTGCCCGAGGTCGTCACGGGCGATCCCGAGACCGACAGGATTCCCGGTACCGTCAGCGCTACGGATGTCACGGTGCCGGATCCGCCGCCACCGCCGCCGGCTCCCGGCTCCCACTGGTGATCGGCCGTTGAATAGACGAGCACCTGGCCATCGGTCGGCGCCGTGGTGGAGACGGGAATGCCCTGGAGCTCGGTCGCGTCGACCGGGTCTCCAGTCTCCGGTATCCAGTCGCCGGGATCGTCATAATAACCACCGCTCATCTATTGATCCTCCATCCGATTCCGCCACTCACTGTCCCAGACCCAGCGCTCTTGCGCCGCCGCCAGCATCACCGACACAACCGCCTGTTCCGGCGTCGGCCCGGTCCGCGTGATTCCCCGTCCCGCGGGACCGAGTCGCGCTACCCACCACTCGATGCCCGGATCGGTCTCGGAGTCGCGCTCGACCCGGATCACGTTGGCCAGCGGGACCTGGTCGGCCACGGTCGGAGCCCTCGTCTCGGCTTGGCGATCGGCGATCATTGAGATAGGATTCCGCGTCAGAAAGGAGGCCCTATGGCCACTGCAACCGCTGAGTGGGAGGTGACCGACTTCCCCGCCGAGAGCGAGATTGGCATCCGGCTCGGATCAGGCAAGGCTGTGACGATGCCTTACAGGGAGGCTCGGAAACTCGTCACTCGCATCACGAAGTGCACCGAAGGTGGCACCCGAAACGGCGCCCGCTCATCGTCCAAGGTCGCGACCAGTGCGGCGAAGGCTGCCAAGCCCAAGGGCGGCAAAAAAGGCGGCAAGGGCTGTTAGCTCCTCAGCCCGCGCTGTTCAGGGCCGCTCCGAGGGCGGCCCGCCACAGACGCGCCTCGTTGCGGGAGAGCACCAGCCGACGGCTGCCGATCGTGCTCCCGATCTGCACGTCGAGTGTCAGTGTCTCGCCTGGACCGCGATCGACGCGCAAGAGGTAAGCCGACTCGCCGGGCGGCTCCATGGTGATTGCACTGGTGCCGTTCATTACGACTCCGTCCCCCAGCTCCCATACCCCGGAGTTGCGGGCAGGATCAGCGGTGCCGCGGGGATGGGCATCTGCGGATCGACCGCCACGGTGACACTCACATTGGGCTGGCCGGTCACCGGCGGGGCCTGGTTGTTCGAGCTCGGACCTGCCACGCCCATGTCGGCGTTCTCGCCGCCGTCCACGCCGAGCTTGTCACCGTCGTCATCGAGCTCGGTCGTCTGATCGTCGGAAGCCGGCGGGACGACCGCCTCCGGATCGGCCTGGAGCGCTGCCGCCATCTGCTTGCGCCGCTGGATCCCCCGATAGGCCTCGATCGCCTCTTCCTCGGTCAGGCCCTGCCGCCGCATCAGGAGCTCGATCGGGTCGGTGAGGTCATAGCTCAGCTCGAACGTCTCGGCCTGGTCGCGGTCGGGTCCCGGGAGGTCGATCGAGACTTCAGGCCAGGCGACCCGGAGCGACGGATCGTCGGCGACGGCCGTCAGAGCCCCGGAGAGCCCCGCCAGGCCGGCGACAGGGCAAGCCCCGATCCGACACACGAGCTGCGCTAGCTTCGTCTCGTGGAGCTCGAAGAGCGGTTGTCGGCGCTTAGCGTAGGTGATCAGGTCCGCATCCTGCGCCGCGATCGAGACGCCCGAAGCGAGCTTGGCACCTCCGCCGCCGTCGGCGTCAACCTGGATCGTGAGCGGGATATCTAGCTCTTGGAGCGCTTCGTTCGCTTCGCCCCGGATGTACTGTCGGAGCGCCGAGATGTCGAGGTTCGATTCGAGGTATCGGGCTTCGGGAACAACCGGGGCCGTTTCGGAGCTGTCGTGCTTAACCACAAGAGGAACAAAACCGCCCTCGATAAACCGCGGTCGCCACTCTGGGCCCACTCCTGAAACAAATCCGAGCGGTCGAGCATAGTGATGCACCCAGTGAGCGAGGTTGCTCTTGTCGATGTTCAGCGCCCGGTTGATCTTTTGGAGCAGGTGCCCGAGGCCCTTGGTGTGCAGGTCCGTGGTCGGTAGCTCGTGCGTCACGAACGCGAACGGCAAGACGCCGTAGGGGTGCGGGCCGGAGGTCGACGGATCGAACCGTGCGACCGAAGCGCCACCGGGCACATAACCCCACGCTCTGCCTTTGAAGAACGTGTAGTAATGCGTCGACGTCCAGAGCCGATATCGGGTCGTTTCCGGGTCCTTTTTTGTGATCGTGCACACCGCCGTCGGCACGCGCGGGTCGTCGGCGCTGGCCCAGAAAACGAAGTCGTAGCGCGGGAAGAGATGATAGTTGATCGGCCGGGACGGGTTCCCGGTGGGGTAGATCCCGATCGCGCAGAGGCCGTGCAGCGTGGCCAGCCGGTCCGCGTGCTGCATCAGGCCGTTGAGCTGGATGTCCTGCGCGACGCGGTTGTACCACGCATCGACCATCTCATCCGAGGTGATCCGCCGATGCCGCGGACCGGGCTTGTACAGGTGCGACGTGAGCTTGTTGACGGCCTGGCGCGTGATGAAAGAGACACGCTTCGGGCGCGTGAGCCAGGACAAGGCGTCTTCGGCCGGGCGGAACGCGACGTATTTCTCCGAGTCGCCGTCGTACCAGTCTTGCAACTCGCGGGCTTTGACGAGATGTCTTTCGTGCGACGGGCAGCCCTGCTTGACTTCCTTCAGGATCGCGCGGAGATCGGGCGTCTCGTCACCGGGATAGGGCTGGACGACGTTCGGTGCTGCCATTACTCGTTACCCCTCGTCAGCCCTTCGTGCATCCGTTCCAAAGCCGCCACGCACCGCTCCGTCGCGTGGTCGCTGATCCTGGCCAGGAGCTCCTCCGCAACGTCGGGGAGCTCGAGCCGCTCGACGGCCGACGTGTAGAGATCGAACGGCGCGAGCACGATATGGAAGAGCTCGTGCCGGAGCGTGGTCAGAACCGCCTCGGCATCCTCGAACGCGCCCGGGTTGAACACCAGGTGCGCGCTCTGATAGTCGATCAGCCGCGAGCACTCGCCGCGCGTCACGCCTTCGTCGCACATGCCGAGCGTCTGGTCGAATCCGACCGAGATCGCCCAGTGCCCGAGCCCGAGCTGCCGGCTGATCGCCGGCAGATGCTCGATGACGATCCGCTCGACAGCCGATCGGTCCATGCGGCAGACTCCCCGGGCCGGCTCGTGTTGGGCCGGCCAATCGCACGCGGAGGCGCCCCGACTATCCCGAGCGGGGCGCTTTCGTTTACAGGCCACCTTGCCGCGGGTTGCGGGGCCCGAGCTCGGGCACGTCCATCGGCCGCTCCCGGTAGCGCGCCACGTCGCGCGACTCCGGGGCGGATTCGGCGCCGTCAACGTTGTACTCGGAGCTGCAACGCTCGATCGGGACGCTGTTGGGGCGGGGATCGGAGGGGATGCTGGCGGTGTCGGTGCGGTGGGTGTAATCGCTCATGCTGTAGCCTTTGCGATGAGGGCGGATTTGATCCGGCGGCGGGACATATCGACGTATTCGGGGTTCAGCTCGATCCCGCGGTAGCGGCGGCCGTGCTGCGCGGCGACAAGGCCCGTCGTGCCAGCGCCCGAGAATGGGTCGAGCACCGTTCCGCCGACGGGCGAGCCGGCCAGAATACAGGGCTCGATCAGCCCTGGCGGGAACGTTGCGAAGTGGGCTTCCTTGAACGGGCGCGGGGTGACGGTCCAGACGGTGCGGCGGTTGCGGGTTTGCGGCTGGTAGACTTGGTGTCTTGCTGTTCGGCCGTCGTGATAATCCTTGAAGCTGCCGCCGACATATCTCGTGTCCCCGTTTATGGCTGCTCTTTGGCGTCCCCCCGATGGAGGCGAGCAGGTTTCACAGATCGCATCCGCGTCGTAGTAATACCGCTCCTGCTTCGCCAGCAAAAACAGGTATTCGTGCGCCTTCGTCGGCCGATCCCGCACCGATTCGGGCATCGGGTTGGGCTTGTGCCAGATGATGTCGCTGCGCAGATACCAGCCATCGGCTTGTAGCGCGAAGGCGACACGCCAGGGGATGCCGAGGAGGTCTTTCGGTTTGAGTCCCGGGAGCGGGAGCCTGTTCGCTTGCGTCGTCGGCCCGCTCCACAGTCGGCCTTGCTCGCCGCCGCCTGGACAGTTGCCGACTTTGCCGGCGCCGGTGGCGTAGCTATCGCCCAGATTGAGCCAGAGCGTCCCATCATCCCGCAGCACGCGCCGCACTTCGCGGAACACTTCCACGAGCTTCGCCACGTAGGCGTCGGGCGTGCGTTCAAGCCCGATCTGCCCGTCAACGCCATAGTCGCGCAGGCCGAAGTAAGGCGGGCTCGTCACACAACAATGAACCGTCCGGGCGCGCATCCGACGGAGGACGTCCAGGCAATCACCGCACCGCAGATCGACCACCGAATCACTCCGAAAACGTGAACGTCATCAGTAGCGCATCGAGCAAGTCAGGCGATCGCTTCAACCGCTCCATCGCGGTATCGGTGCGGTGGGTGTAGTCCATGGGGATCACTCCGAGATGTGACCGGCGACAAGACGCCGGAGTTCCTTGCTCTTGATGGGCTGGAGCCGTTTCAGCTTCATGCCGTATTCGTTGACGGGCTTGAACCGGGAGAGACGGATGCCTTTCCGTAGCCGGAGCGCCGGGCCGGAATCATAGGGCCAGTCGATCAGGTGTTGCCATCGGTTGTAGCGCCAGGTCACGCGCACCCGATCCGGCCAACGGTCGGCCAGTTCCTGCGCCATCTTGAGCCGGCCGTCTCCCTGGTACATGGGCGTGTTGCCGCCCCCCATTTTCATCGTGGCTTCCTTATCGCACAGGAAAGCGTTGATCAATACGGTGCAATAGCCGGCCTCGATGGCTTGCAGGCAGTAATCAGAATCCTCGTTATAGATCCCGCGCCAGGAAATCGGGACGTCGTTCGCGATCAGCGAGCACGAAAAAACGCGAGTGTTAATCCAAAACGGCGGTAGCGGAATATCCTCGAGGCAGAACGTGCGATAATTCAGGCCGCAAACGGCTACATTGCAGTAGCGATCGGCGAAATCTTCGGCGACGGCCAGCGCAAGCCCGGCTTTGCATGGTAGCCTAAACGCCTTCCATCGGCGATGAAATCTATGTATATTATCGTCAAGCTGCCAATGACGCGCTTGTCCCTCGCTGGTCGCATGGCGCTTGATCCAATTTCGCGCCGGCACCACGCTCCCGCGGTCTCGGAACGGTAGCACTAGCACGCGATCCGATCCGAACCGCTCCCGGTAGGCTCGCGCCTCCTGAGGCTCGACTACTAGCCGGAATGGGACACCATGAGCATCTAGGATTTGCGCAGTCGGGTTAGGATCAACCCGGCCCTTGGATGGGATGTAGACCGGATACCGCGGCATCGTAGCCAAAGGTTAACCCTCAAATATGACCGATCTCCTATCCATCTTCCCGCGGGGCGGCCACCACGCGCTACCGTTGTTTCTCGGATCTGGCTTTAGGCCCATCAGTCGAATGAACTTTCCTTTCGACCTAACGGAGCGGAATCGAATAACGAGTTCAGGGGCTTTCTCGCCCGCCTCGTAAGCCGGCATCCCTACCCAGTGTTCCAGGGCGTCAAACGTCTTTGTTGGCATACCCTATTCCGAAAATGTGAACGTCATCAGTAGCGCATCGAGCAAATCCGGCGACCGCTTGAGCCGTTCCATGAGCGTCGCCTTATCCTCGATGACCTGCTTGACCTGACCCTCTTCCATCTCCATCGTCGGCGCCCGGAGCTCGGCCAGTTCCTGGCGCAGCGCCGGCCACTCGGGGATCCCCCCGCAGTAGAACGGCACGTAGCCGTCCCGGTGCGGATCGAGCCGTTGCTTGAGCGCAAAGGCATTCGCCGTCCGCCGGTTGACGTAGAGCTTGCCGCCCCGACCCGCGCCGAAGTAACCGACCGCGCCGTGGAACTCGGGCGGGATCTGGCGATCGATCCAGGTCGCGGGCTGGTCGATGTGCCGGGCCCGGAACTCGGCTCGCCGCTGCTCCGTATGATGAGTCAGGTACGACCTGAAGTTGCGCCCGAGCCCGGCCTTATCGTAGACGACCCGATCGCCGCTCACCCCGTACCGAAGCGCCAGGTCGAGGACAACGGGCTCGAGCCGGTGGCGGGCGTCGTCGAGCACGCCATGCCACTCGCTGGCGAACACGGAGAGCAGCCGCTTACGGTTGCGAACAACGACGACCGAGCGATCCGCTCCAACACCGCCTCCGATGTCAACGCCGATCGTGGCGGGGCCGTCGGGGTGGTCGCGCCAGAGGTCGTCGTCCGGAACGGTGTCTCGCGTGCAGGCGTCCAGCCACCCCAAGGGGACGAACCTAACACTTTCGGCTCCGGGGAACTGACCGAGGATGTTGGACAGCCACCAGGGACTGTTTTCACCGTGGATCTCGCGTTGCTGGTTCAGGAAGCTGCGAGACACCGCGCCGATCGGGCTGAAGTCGCGGCGGGCGTGCGGGTGCTCGAGACTGGAGATGGGGACGGTGGCGATTGAGGCCGACCCACCGACGGCCAGGTCGTGGCGCTCGCGGAAAACACAGTCGTACCTGATCGGGTTGCCCGCGATGACGAGCCGCGATGCCGCCAGGCCGTCGATCGCTTCCCAGATCGGCGCTTTGACGCCGCTGGCCTCGTCCACGATCACGAGCAGCTCGGCGGCGTGCTGGCCGCTGAAGCCCTCTTCCTGCGATGCGGCGAAGCCCAGAGCGCCCCAGTCGGTCCCGTCCCGGACCGTCAGCCGCTGCGGGCTCGCGTAGCCCGTGGTCAGATGGTCGTACCCGAGCGGGACTCGACATGTCTGGAGCGCTCGCCGGATCTCCTTCCAGAGCACCGACACGACCTGCCGGTGATCCGGGCCGGTCGTGATCACGAGCGATCTAGGCCTCGTGTAGAGCCACCACAGGACGAGGCCAGCGAGCAGGAAGCTCTTGCCGACCGCGCGGCCTGCCGGGACGACGGTCGTCGGCCAGGATGCCACGGCGTGGCATACCTCGATCTGCTTACTCCAGAGATCCCGTCCCAGGATCTCCCGTTGGAACCGGGCCGGGTCGTCCCGGAGAGTCGTGAGGTACGTCCGGATCAGCTCCTGGCGCTCGCTCTTGGCTGAGGAGATCATCCCAGGCACTGCGTGCGTCCTCGGTGCGGTCGGGTTGCTCGAGCCGGCGGCGGGCGAGCTCGAGGCGGGCCGCGGCCAGGTCGAGCGCGTCGAACTTCGCCAGCGTGTCGGCGATCGCCTTCAGCGTGCGCGCCGATAGCGCGCGGTCGCCCGACAGCTTCCCCATCAGGCGATAGAGGATCTCGGTCTTGAGCCGGTCAGGCACGCCCCAGTCGGCGCGTGCGGCCTGCCGCAAGAGAGCGAGATCGGCCCGGCTGCACGACCAGTGGTCAGAGGAGGGAGACGAGGACATGCACGACCACGACTGCGCCGGCTGCGATCCAGGCCGCCCATCGGTTGCGCGTGCACTCGCGCCTGATCTCGGCGACGTGCTTATCCACGGCGGGGCGCTCCCATGCTGGGCCAGGATGGATCGAGTGATTGTCCACTACTCTACTGCGCGCGCTGGTGACGAAATCGACGCATCAACGGCCGTAAGCCGTGATTCGATCGGCAGATGAAAATTCTGGAGGTGATGCCACGTCGGGTAGTGCTCAACGATGGCGCGGGCGACATAACGGGTCGAACAGCCCGCCATCGCCGCGACGGCGCGGCGCGTCCAGCCGCACGCGATCACGAGGTCGGCCAATGCGAGGGTCTCGGAGGATCGGAGGCCCGCCCGGCGGATGTCGGCGGAGGTGACTCGGGTCTTCATGGCGCTGGGGGCCCCTGGCCCCTTGGTTCGGGTGTGGGTCGGTGTTCGGGATGGGGTCGCGACGGCCGTCACGATCCCTACACGTGTATAATCCTGAATTCGCGGCATAAGTATAACGGAATCCGATCCGGGGCCGACCCAGATTTCGAAGCCACCCGGCAAATCCGGAATACCCCATACCACCGGAACCACGCGCCTTCACACTTGACGACGGCGTTACACTACCCGTGACGGACGTCACGGGTGGCGAAACAGGGGGTGGAAATGGCCCGGAAACTGATCGGATATATACGTGTCTCGACCAAACAGCAGGGCGATAGCGGTCTCGGCCTCGAGGCGCAGGAGGCGGCGCTCGAGCTGTTCCGGCAGCGTGAGCACGGTCTATTTATAAAGACATACAGAGAGGTTGAATCTGGAAGGAAGTCCGACCGTCCCGAAGTCGCGAAAGCGATCGCTCATGCGAAGCGATCAGGAGCAACGCTCGTCATCGCCAAGCTCGATCGGCTCGCGCGCAATGTGCTCTTCACGGCCAAGCTCATGGAGACGGGTGTTGATTTCGTCGCATGTGATAATCCAAATGCGAATAAACTTACCATCCATATCCTTGCGGCGGTCGCGGAAGATGAGGCGCGGCGGATCTCGGAGCGCACAAAGGCGGCGCTGGCCGCATACAAGGCGCGGGGCGGAAAACTCGGATCAGCCCGGCCGGGCGCACCTCAGATCAGCACAGCCGCGGGGCGCAAGGGATCAGCGCGTGCTGCTGAGCTTCGCGCCGAACGAGCCAGCGCGGCTGTCGCCGACCTGGCCGACGAGATCATCGAGCTGCGACATACGCGCCTCGTTTCTCTCCGTCAGATCGCCGAGTATCTGAACGCCGAAGGCCATACCACGCCCCGCGGCGCGCGCTGGACCGCCGCGCAGGTTAAACGCGTGCTGGATCGCATACCGACATCCCGCGCATAGTCCCGGATTCCCGGGGCGGATCCGCCCTGGTACGATCTGCGATGGGGACCACATCGTCACATCAACAGGGAGGCAACCATGAGCGTACACGAACAGGCCACGACAGGCCCGACTCTCGACGTCGAGTGTTCGCGGTGCACCGGAGAACTCGACCTCCATCAGCCCGTCACGCATGAGCCGGCGCTATTGTTTGGGGTATGCGTCGGTTGCGGGCTCGTCCACATCTTGAAGATCGAGGACGTGGTGGCGGTCACCTTGCTCACGGTGAGACCGCTCGAAGGGGGCGGATTCCAGATCACGGGTTAAACGCACACGGCCCGCCCCGTATGGGAGGGCGGGCCGTGCGGGTATGGAAGTGCGGCGATCACTCCGAGACCGCCATCCCTATTATCGGCTGGTCGACCACGCCGGGAAAAACTTCGGCGGGCTCTGAGGGGACGGCAGGGGCGGCGGCGCGCCGACCATCGGCGGGGCCGGCTGCGGCTTCGCGCGCTGCCATGGCCACACGAACTGGCCGGTGGGATGCGTATGAACGAACGCTGTTACCCGGTGCGTCGGGTGATGCGCGATGGTTATTGTGCTGGCGGGGACTCCTGTCGGACCGGACGGGGCCGTCGGCGCGAGGGGAGCCACCGCGGCGAAAGCGGTCCGGGGTTCGAGGGTAACGGTCGCCGGCGGGGCTCCTCCCCCAACGGGCCCGGGGACGACATAGACAGGCACAGGGGCCGGGGTAGCGATTGCGGCCGGTGCGAGCGCCTGTGCTGGCACTTCAGGCGCAGGAGCAACGCTGTCTGCGCTCGACTGCCCGGCAGCGACTGAGACGGCACAAAGAATCCAAGCGAACGCATAGGTGATAGCTCGGTTCATGGAAGAGACTCCTGAAACGGGTAAGGATTGGCCAATCCTACCCTACCTATCGGCGCGCGATCGGCCGGTTTGCGTTGCGCCCGGAGCGGTCCTTGCCGCCGCCGGCAGCCGGCGCTGTCGTTTTTGGCACAGTTTCCGCCATTGCTTGACGCTCGCGATTGGTAGCGCAGCATTGCCCCGGGGAACCCTGACGGCGAGCCGCGCGGACTCCCGGGGATGAGCGCGCGGTGTCCGCCGTGCATCGATGAGCGGAGCAACGACCATGACGCCCGAGCTGTTGATCGAACTACTGGACTCGATTGCCCACGCACTCATGTGGGGCGACGGAGGCGTGGCGACGGGGACCGTCACGACCTACGACCCACAGGCGCCGCTCGCACCGATCGCTCCTGGTGTCGGTCGCGCGCTCTACGAGCTCGGCCAGCTCCGCGGCCAGGTGCTGACCGAGCTCGAGAGCGCGGCGAAGCGGTCACGGAGTGCGCGGAGCCGAAAGCCGGCCACCGGCACGGGGCGCGGCCACTCCAACGGGACCGCGCGCGGCCAGGACCTGACCCCGCTGCCGCCGTCGGCGCGGGGGTCGCAGCTCTTTATCCCGGGCACGCCCGCGGGAGTGTGCGGCTGACCGACGAAAAGACCCCGGGGCACACACCCCGGGGTCCGACCCTGTCACGTCAAGCCCGCGGGAGCTGAGCCCGCGGGCCGGGAGATTATCGCCGCGACGTCAGCGCGTGTCGAGGTCCCGCCAGGTGCGACTCAGCGCGGCCAGCACGCGGCCGACGGTCGCAATCTTCGGGTCCTGCGCCCGGTGGCCGGTCAGGAGCTGATAGAGCTGCGTCGGGCTCATGCCCGGCGCCGAAGCGCTTCCCCTCGTGCTCAATGGTGATTAGCTCAATCGTCGCCATCGCTCAATACTCCCTCTCATCGTCGTGCCGTCCGTCATCGCCGCCGTCGCCCGTCTCATCCTGATCCGGCTGATAGATCACGTCCAGCAAAGCTTGGCCTTCGGCATACCCGTCCGCAACCTGGCGCTGATTCCAGTCCACTATCCGGGCCGGGTAGCCCTGCTGCTGGCCCCACCCGTTGAGCGCGTTGACGAGCCCGCCGCCGTGCTGCTCTTCCATGCGCCGGCACCAGCCGAAAAGCGCTTTCCCCGTCGTGGGCGGCCGCTCGCCGTTCGCCGTAGCGGCGCGAGCCGGAAGCCCGTCCTGGATCGCCTCGGATCGGCGATCCGGGTAGCGGTTCCGGTTCCAGTCGGTCCGCTCTTTCGGTGCATGGCCGTTGCCGTTTCCGTTCGGCGCCGGCACCGGGCGTGTCTCGCGCCGCGCGGTGTCCTGCCCGCGGCCGCTCGCCGTCTCTCCGTCGTCGTCCTCCGGTGCGCGTCCCACGATCGCCATGTAGCAGTAGCGTCGAGCATACGTCAACGCGGCGCCCATCGCCTGCGGGCGGGTGATGTCCGCACAGATCGGGTAGCTCGAGCTGACCCATTCGCCGGAGATGTGGGCCAGCGTGGTTACCAGCTCGAGGCAGCCGTCGGCCCAGATCGGCGTCTGGAGCACCGCCAACCCGAACTTGGCGAGGCTCGGTTCGCACGCTTCGAGGCACGCGGCCAGGTCCGCGTAGTGCGATTTGAAATGCGGATTCGTCTGGTCTTTTGTCACGGGCGGCATGGCGCCGCGCGCTGAGATCAGCGCGGGCGTCAGCTTGGCTATCGACTCGGATCGGGGCATCATTCGTAGGCCCTCGCTTCGCGGGAAGGATCGCTCGCCATGCGGAAGGAATCGAACGCGAAGAACATCAGTTGGCCCGGCTCGGGCGGCGCGAGCAGCTCCCGGAGCTGCAGGGCCTGGTCGTCGCGGGCGCAGGTAGTGCAGAGTTGCGGCCAGGTGTAGACGGGGGGCTCAACCGCCCCCCTGCACCGCGGACAGTATCGGGTGGGCACAGCTCAGCTCCGGTCGGGGTTGACGAGCTGGCTGTAGGCCGCGGAGGTCATTGGGGCGGGCTCGCACCAGTCATGCAGCCGGCGGTTGAGCTCGCGTTCGTCGGCGCGGGCGAGGGACGCCTCAAGTTGGGC